CAGCTTCAGTTACTGTCAAGTCAGCAGTTGCTTCTTTGATAGCAGCAGTTTTTTCAAGTTCGATCTTTTTAGCAGCCAGAGAAATCTTCTCTTCAGTAGATTCGTCTAACTTGGCTTTGAGTGATTCAATTTCACTCTGCATTTCGCCCAGAACATCGTATTTCTCTTCAGGAACTTCGATGTAATGCTCGGCAAAAACTTCTTTCAAGGAACCGATGAATGATTCAGTAATCTCGTTGCGGAGACCACGCTCGATAGCGAGTTCGTTTTCTTTCATCCAGTTTTCGGCTACATAGTTCAAATAACCATCGATTTTCTGAACCATTTCTTCCATGAATGTTTCTTGAGCTACTTGTGCCTCTTCAGTCAGCTCTTTTTGAATTTCTTCGATTTCAGCTGAAACACGAGCTGTAACAACAGCTTCAAACAAGCCAGCAGCTTTTGTTTTAAATTCTTCTGACAAATGCTCTTCGTCAGCGAAAAGATTGTTAATGTCGTCTTCGAAAAGAGTTTCTTCTTCGATTTCTTCGACTTCTTCTTCTGATTCTTCGTCAAGCTCAACTTCAGCTTCAACTTCTTCATCAGTTACATCGTCAACAATTTCTTCTTCAGTTGTTTCTTCAAGAACTTCTTCGTCAGCTTCAGTATCTTCAGCTTTCATGCCAGTTTTTGATGAACCTTGAGTTGGTGCAGTTTGGTCACCAGACTCAGATGAAGTAGCAGACTTGCTGCTGTCTTTTGATGCTTTAGCAGAAGCAGCTGATCCAGGATTGCCTTCAACATTATCGGTATTCAGAACTTCAACGCTTGGGTTAGCTTCTGAAGAACCTTGTGCTGGGGCAGAAGAATCACCTTCTGATTTATCTGCAGGACGAGAGGCAGCACCTTCGTCCAGTTCATTAACTTCTTCAGTAACCACTTCTGGCTTACCTTTAAGAAGCTCTCTGATTTTGCTTTCTACAGCCATTGTTTTCTCCTTGTAGAGTCTTATTTTGCTAGTTTTATTTATAAAAAATTAAATCTTTGACAGCTTATCCATGAATGAACTAAACACATTAAGTTTAGCTTCTTCTAGTTCATGCTTGGAAGAAGTTTTAATAACTTGTTGCGCTTCCTCAATTTCACGACCTTGCCATACGCCATCGACCATTACCCATTCGCGGCTCTCCATGATACCTTCAACGAAAGCATCTGGGGCAGATGGGTCAGATACGATATCAGCAGCTGTAGCAAGCATGAAATCATCTTGGACTTCACTAATACCTGAACGCTCTTTGATAGAGCCTAGTCCTCTAGAGCTAACTCCTAGTTGCGCACCTGCTTCGATTAGGTTTGCTGCAATTTTGCCCATCGGCGTTTCAAGGATTTTAGCTTTACCAATCCAGTTGTTACCATCTTCTTTTAGGGAAACAATCATGTGAGATACACGATCTAGATTTACTGTTGGACCATCAGGGTGTCCGAGTTCACCCAAGGCTCTGTTCTTGTCGATTTGCTCGGTTGTATAGCGAGCAACTTCTTTAGCCATGACTTCTTTAGGATAGACACGACCATTGCGATTTTTTAAATTAGACTGCAGAAAAACACCCTCGATATACAGGTTCTTTTTGCCGTCTTTTTCTTCTTGGATGTATTGAACATCCTCAGTGATTTCTTTGATCAGTTTCATTAGCCTAGATCTCCATCTGCACCTTGGTGTTGTTGAGAACCATAACCAGAAACTTTGGCGCACTCAACAACAACTGTGCCGCCATTACCACCAGCGATAACGATTGCGATATCTTGGTCATTTTCATCGTCATCAGTAAACCCATAAAAATCCATACGACCTGTAACTTGAAGTTCGTATAAAACTTTAGAGTTCCTAACAACCTGTGCGCTTGCACCACTAGAAAGTGCCCACTGAATACCCTTGATATTAACAACTGGTGATGATTGTGTTTCGGTTGATTTCTTTAGCGTTGTAGCTAACGCGATTGTTCCAGTAGCGGCAGTCCCTCGGACAGCAACTACACCATGAGTTTGTGTCAATTTTAATGTGTCGACCGTGACTGCCATTTACTTATTCCTCTACTTTTTCGAGTTCCCAAACACTTACGCGCTTGAGTGATTCCTTGAACATAACCTCAGCAACAGCTTCAACGCCTTCGCCCATAGTGGCAAGAACATTACCTTCACCGAAAGCTGGGTGAGATACTTTTTGATTTGGTTCCATTTTGAAACCTTCAGTGTTCGAGCTACCCTGAGTTGGTGGAGTAATATCTCCTGGATTTCCTTTCTCAGCAGCACCGTGAAATGCTGTTGGTTCTTCAGCCGAAGGTTTATTAACATCATCAGAAGATACTTCTGGTGCTTCACCCTCTACTTTAGGATTTGCTTCTGCTGATGGTGATGCAGGAGGCGTTTGATCGCCATTACCTTCAGTCAATACTTTACGAATAGTTTCTTGAAGTTCTTTATACTGCTTCATCTTCTGTTTCCGTTTCTACTTCTGCTTCAGGCTCTTCAGCCTCTGCAGTTTCTGGGACTTCAGGTGTTTCGAATTCTACTTCGCCTGCAGTCGGTTCTGGTAAGTCGATTTGACTGAACATATTTGTAGCAACTTCTTGTTTACGGTTCGCCACAAGTTCATCAGCTCGTTGATTCATCATATCATTAAATGTATCCTGAGCATCAGTCAGTTTACCATCACGCCATTGGTTCATCATATCACGAACAGCGTCTGCACGCTCATTTTCGATTTCTCTTACTTCTGTATCATCACTCATTGTTGTTCACCTTCTTCATATGGTTGCGGCTCGACTTCTTGCGCCTCACCTTCGATTTGTTGGTTGATGAGATCGATTTCATCATCTCCCATCTTAAGAATTTCTTTTTGGACATACTCCTTACTGAAATATTGTCCGACATAACCTGCCATACCATTAAGAACTTCGATTCTGCTTCTTAGAATCTCTTGTTCTTTTGATTCAGTATAGTAAGCATCAGAAGCAAACTTATATTGAATCTGATCACGAATCATTGGCCAGTCATCCTCAGTAATGATACCTTTGAGGATAAGCTGAGTCTTCAGCAGGTCATCAAACATAGCTGAGAAACGACGACGAAGTTTAGCAATAAACTTTGTAAACTTCAATTCATCACGACTAATCTCAGCACTACGCCCAAAGTTGATACCACTTTGTTGCGCTTCAAGACGAGACATAGGAACATTCAGTGCTTGGTAGAGTTTCCGTTGGAAATACTCTACATCGCCAGTCTCACCAAGATTTTGACCTCCTGGAAGAGTCTGAATTTCTGTGCCCCTGCCACCTTCACGGCGTGGCATCCAGAAATCTTCAAGCATCGACATAAACTTCTTGTCGTCTCGAATCTCACCATTAGTGCCATCATAAACAAGTTTGTTACGATAGCGATTCATAACATCTTTGAGATACTGTTCAGCCTTCATTGTAGGCAGATTACCAGTATCTACATAGAATACTCTACGCTCTGGTGCACGAGTAATACGATAGATAACTACCGCATTTTCCATCATTCTCAGCTGGTTAGCTGGACGGATGGCTTTGTGCAAATATGAAAGGGGAATATTTTTGTCTTGATCGAGAAGACCTGATGATACATAAGTAACAGCATCTTTCGAAATCTTAAGAGCTTTATCGTTTGCGTTACCAGCTTTATACTGTCCTGGTTTACTGGCAATCCCCTTATCATCATAAACGAAGTATTCTTTAACTTCTTTAATCATATTGACGCCAGTTTTAGGATCTTTTTCCTTCTTGATATCACGCACTTTTTTGATTTTGCGTGGGTCAATATATCTGACATCATATAGACCTTTTTTCGGGTTGGCTTTATCTACAAGTTTATGAAAGTAGATTCGACCATCAATATACCAGCGTCTATAATAATCTTGTGCTCGATTGTTAAAATCTAACAACGCCAATACATTAGTAAACTCGTCAGCAATAGCTTTCTTCACAGTAGCTGATACCTGAATACTATCGGTATCAACCTCAACTGGCTTTTCATCCTCGAGGTTAGAGATACTATCATTAACGATATCTTCAATGGCTGCATCAACATCAGCAAACATTGAGATATCTCTATATCTCTTAATGAGTTGCTCTTCAGTATTAGCAACTCCCTCGACATCAAAGTATGTGCCATAGTATCCACCACCTCGGATAGATTCAATGGCTCCATCCTCGTCAGGAGCCACGAACGATTGTGCTGTTCGAGGCTCCCTCTTACGAGTAATTTCAAAACCAAATAATTCCATTATATTTTCCCTATACTAGATGTAAGACTATTTATGCTACATCATAATGTGTATATTGGAATGTCACCGTAAATTCTTCAAAGATATCGTTCTGTGCGTATTGCAGGGCAATTTCTGACATATTGATTGGGAAGGCGTTACGAAGCGTATATTGCCCACCAGCCAATACTTCATCGTTGCGGTCAAGATGCTCAACAACAATATCAGCTTGATAATCACTTGGTGTGAGAACGCCTGTGTTATCTTCGCGATTATTAAGACCATTCATCCACTGTTCAAACGGTGTGCGGAGAGAGAAGTCAGAGTCATTCACGATTGTGATTGTGAATGGGTCAAGGATTCTTTCACCAGCAAGTTTAATCTCACGACCGCGATACTGGATAATGGCAGGGTTAACATTTGATGCTGGTAAAGCTGCACCTGTAACCAACAGGCTGTAGCTTGTGTCAACATTTGGCACATAACTTGGGAAGGCGAGACTCACTCTAAACTGGTTAGGGCGAGCACCACCTGCGCCTAGTCTAGCCTTAAATTCTTCAATATTCATTGCGTTTTCTCCTTATGACTCGATTAGGCTCCCAGCTCTTCGAACGAGATACCTGTTCGAGTCGCTACGAATGTCAGTGTGATGAAGTTAATTGATTTCGCTGGCTTGATGAAAATATCAGCACGGAACTCATTAGAGTCAATCACTTGACCAGTGTTATTTGTTTCGTCGCATACAACGCGGAAGTCATATACACCACGACGACCTTGGACATCGCGCAAGAATGGCTCAACCAATGAGCGGAACTGGGCGCGAGTAAAGGCGTCGTTGAATTCAAACAACTGGAACTTAGCAGCCGTTGCGATTGCCTTTTCAATCACAATAAACAGACGACGAACATTGATGCGATTAAAAGCACTTGATTTATT